GGCAAAGCCGGGGATGCTGAGCGACGGCAGCGACATGCCGACGAGGCCGCCGAGCGAGTAGCCCTTCAGGTTCTTGTGCATGGCGTCGAGACGAGCGGCACCGATGCGCTGCACCGCCTCCTGGCTGAACACGTACTCGCCCTTGTGGACTAGGCCAGCGGGCTCATGCCTGCCGCCGTCGCCGGTGTATCCGCCCTCGGAGAAGCCGAAGAGCGAACGCCCCCAGCCCAGCGCCTTCTTGAGCCAGCCGCCTCCGCCCGAGCCGCCCGACGCCTCCGGAGCCGCGCCACCGCCACCGCCAAACAACGCAGCAGCAAGAGGCTCGACGATGGACTGACGCACCGAGATCGACAGCAGGTCCGCCAGTATCTGCTTCGCCACCGCGCCGAAAACGTCGCCCAGCGAGCGGGTGTTCATGATGGCGTCGACCAAACCAGAGTTCAGGGCGTCCAGGCCGCGCGTCGCGACACGCTCATAGGCTTCTTGCACCTCTGCGGCCGTGCGCAGGTTCGCGTCCCGCCAAGCCTCCATCGGGCCCATGTTCTGGCGGTTGACTGCGGCGGTTTCGGCGGTCTGGTAGTTCCCCAGCGCATCCCGTCGCGCCTGCTTGTCCGCATCGGATAGCCCCGGCGTGCGGCTCAGTTCGCGTTCCAGGTCTTCGCGGGCTCGCTCCTGCGCCATGGCCAGCAGCCGAAGCTCGATGTCCCGGCGCTCCTTGGCCGTACGAGCGGCGCCCGACTGAAGCGACAGCAGGTCTCGCGTCAGGTCCGATAGGGCGCGTTCTTGGGCGAGGCGCTCGTCGGCCAGATCGCGGGCCAGAATGTCCGACGCCACTCGGTCTTCCAGCGTGGCCGTCTGGTCGTTGATCAGCTTGAGCCGGGCGTATTCAGCTTGGGTGATGTCCTTGCGGGCGAGGCGGCTCTCAAGCTGCTTCTGCTCGGCCTCGCGCTCCAGTTTCACCTGGGCCTGCTCGCTGTCGAAACGCTCCTGAACCGTCAGGGCCTCGCGGTCGAAGATGCCCAGGGCGCGCTGGCGTGCGCGGAAGATTTCCTGCTCGACTCGTTCAGAACGTCTGGCTTCGCGCTCCGCAGCCCGGTCGGCCCTGTTGTTCGTCCGACCTGGAATATCAGCCAGCGTTGGGCTCCCGCCACTGGAGCGACGCGTGGTGCGCGGCGGTGCATAGCGGCCGGTACCGTTCGCCAAGTCCTCAAGCGCTTCCTGGTCGACATAGCGAGGGCCGCGCACAAGAGCTTGTCCAGCCTTCCACGCACCTTTGACGAAGCCCAGCGGAGTTGCGGCCATCCCCACGGCATCGCCGAAGCCCACGCCAGTCATTCGCCTAGCCGCCTGCGACCGGTCGATGAAGTCGCTCAGCGCGTTGATGGCGTCGGCAATCTGGGCGGTGAAATTCAGCACTTCGTCGGACAGGTTGATGAAGGCCTCGGCCATCTGAATGCCGATGACCTGGGACAGGTCCTCAAGCTGGCCCTGAGCCTCGGCACCCTTCTGGATCAGGTCGGCATCCATGACAAAGCCAAGGGCAGCAGCTTCGTTGCGCAGACGGTCCACCTCATCCGAACCCTCCCGGAGAGCCACCGCAAAAGCACCCAGCCCAAGCTTCTCGCTAATGGCAGCCCGGTCAGCTTCCTTCGAAAGAGCACCAACCCGATCAGTGACAATGTCCAACGCCTCTTCCGCGGTCTTCATGCTCCGAAGCTCGTCGCGGCCAAGCCGAAGTGCGTCAAAGGCTTTGGAAGCCTCCTTGTTCAGCCCCGCCTGCGCCTGCTCCCATTTGAGGGCGAAGCTCTCTAGGTCTCTGCTGGCCTCTGCCGCGCTGGAGCCTGTTCGACGGGCGACATGCTGCCATTCCTGAAGCGCGGTCGTACTCATCCCTATCCGGCGCGAGGAATTCGCTAAATCGTCTGCCATCTTCAAGCTGGCTTGGCCGAACTTGAGCGCCATCGCGAGGCCAGCAGCAAAGACTGCAGTTAGCGCCGTGATGCCGAGCGCCAAGCCTTTCAGCATCCCACTCATCGAGTTGGTGATGCTCTTGGACCCGCGATTAGCTTCATTCTCGATCTGGCCCATTGCGGCTTTCAGATCGCGCTCGGAGGCTTTGATATCCTCCGCAAGTTTCTTTCTGGTTGCACGCAGCTCAAAGGCTGCCGAACCCACTACAGGGGCGTCGGACATGGGAGACTCCGGGGATTAGGGTGTCAGGCATGAAAAAGGCCCGCCGGAGCGAGCCTTGGAGCAAAGAAAAACCCGCCGGGGAGGGCGGGTTTGGGTGGGCGGCTAGGCGACCTTTGCGATGGCCGGTTCTGGAGAACCCTTCCAGACCATCTCCCACACGTCACCCTGCGCAACAGATTGGACAGCGTGGGGCGACAGGGCCGCGAAGCAGGTTCCGCCTGCATGCCTCACTGACGGATAGACGATGAGGTTGATGCCCTTAGCTCTGGCTGCTTCCGCAATGGCATTGCCGACGGGGTAGCCGATTGGAGGGTCAGGGTGCAGACACTCATGATCGTTAGCGGCGGTCAGGTCGAGGAAGTCGCCAGCGAAACTGGCGTGCATTTCAGCGTATTCGACTCGGGTGTCGTAGCGATCGATATTCTTCAGCTCTTCGCAGATGTGGAATTTCACTTCCTCAAGGCACGTCTCGACGCAAAGCGCTGCATACCAGGCACCGCGATACTCCCCATTAAATCGAGAAGGTTTCCCTGGCTTCGAATAGGCAAAGCTGGCGTTTATGAAGGTAGCGTGCGGTACGTCGTAGACGAACTCGGTTGCTTCAATTGCCGCCGTGCCGCGCCACTGCCCATTCAGTCTGCCGCTGGTTGCTCCTTCGATTTCACATAGGTCGTCCATAAGATCAGCTGGGACGAGATCTTCGAGAACTGGTGGGCGCAGTCTTGCGGTCGCGACCAAGCGCACCGTTCTCTTGAAGGCCCCTCGGGTTATCGGAAGACCGTCCAGCATGGCTCAGAGGCCTCCGCGAAGGGCGTCTATATGTCGGCGAACGTCGAGCATTCTCGGTATGCCGCCTTCGATCATTGCGTCGACAGGGTTGGCACCCGCAAACAGCGAGCCTCGGTTCGGCAGCTTGGGCCATTCGTCGGCAAGCGTATCAGTGAACAGCAGGCGCAAGCCCTTCAGAATGCCGATGAGGGCAGAAACGCGTGTCAACTGGTCCTGATTGAGCGTGCCCTGCCAATCAGGTTTTCTCATCCGCTCCCAGGTACTCGCAGATACCGTTAGCAACGCTGCGGCCTCTACGTTGGTGAGCTTCCATACAGCAACGATGGATCGAAAGGCAGTGATGGCCGCGCGGCTCAGCCGGGCGCGATCATCTTCGGAAGAGAAGGATTGCGGTTCTTGAGGCTTCAGTCGCCTATAGGGCGCTGCGAATTGGGTTGCGATCATGGGTCGGCCTCCGAGTAGGACACTCCTTCATGTGGGGCGGGGTGTCAACGTCATCTGACGTCGTTATGAGGTGCCAATACGTCAGAATCGGTCGCTAAGGGGCGGGAGGGGCGGTCATCTGAGCTTCCTCTTCATCCTCGTAACGGTCGAGCCGCGCCAGGTTCCTTACCCGGCCAGCATACTGCTTCATTAGCGTAACGCGGCGAGGATCATTCCTATCGATCGCCCGACTTCCAAACCGTTGTTCGTGTTCTCGCCGGATTGTTTGTCCGAGCCATGTATCGGCGGAGACAGCTGAGGTGTTGTCTAGAAGTAGTTGGTCTGTTGATTTTAGGAATGCGGGGTGAAGGTCGGACAGTTCGTCTTTCACTGTGACGATCTTACTAAAGTGTCTGCCGCTCGCACGATCAAATCCAGGTTTCGCAACCATCCATCTTGTAGTGAGCGATTCTGTAACACCTCTAGAGAGTTCGTCGAATTCCTTCGTTTTTCCTAGGTGATTGTATACTATTAGGGGGATTAAATATGCAAGTTCTACTGGAACCGGGCTGTTCCATGACGTGATGAAGCTTCTCAGCGTGTCGAATACCTGATCTATATCCCTGAGGGTTAGGTCGTGCGACTGAAATGCATTGGCCAAAAAATCTACGCTATCTGCACCGTGCATTGTCAGCGCCATTCCTTCGGGAAGACCGGATTTCGCAATCAAGTGCCTGACCAGAGATGCAATATCTGGTTCTTTGAAGCGGTACCTCCTGTTGAAGAAGCGCCTGAGATATCCGGCTCCATCAAAAGATGCCCCGTAGACAGCGCTTACCGAGTGGGCGAGTTGCTCGCCATCGGTCGCGACGACGAAACACAAGCCGGGCACGTCGAATAAGTGCTTCACCTGCTCCAGCATTTCGACTGCGTAGGTCGGCCGGCAGCGATCAAGTTCGTCGATGAGGACGAAATACGGAGGCTGTTTCTGTGCTGTTGTCTCGAGTATCTTTAGGATCCCCGCTACGCTCTTTTTAAAGCGATCCGTGGCTCCTTGATGGGCCTGATAAGCGTCGATCCGCTTTTGCATGTAGTTGTTTGTCAGTGCCGCAATCGAGTCTCCCGCACCTTCTACAAACGCCTTTTCCGCCAACTCCTCGTCAACTTCAGCGCCAAGATCGGCGAGCCCATCAATCGCCGGGCCAAGCGCTTTCTTTGCTAACTGGTATACGACCCCTTGCGCAGTAAGGGCCAGCGCTGTGCCGGTTGCAGATTTTGCGACGTTCCACGTCTTCTCTAAGACGGTTCTTGTAGCCAGATGCGGCTTCAGCGTTTCGTTCATCGCAGCCATTACGGCCACCATTGGCTCGGCCGCGTCGTCGTCTTTCCAGGCGTCGATGTAGCTGACGAGGTGCCCTGTCAGCTCAAGCTGCTCTTTCATCTTGCGAAGGAAGAACGTCTTGCCCGCGCCCCAACCTGCACTGAGGTTGATGACGTAGGCCCCTTGGCTATCACTTCGTTCAGCGACCCGGGCCTTCAGGAACTCGATCAAAAGCTCTGCGTCTTCTCGGCGCCCTAGGTGATCGCCAAGCCAGATCTTCTCTACGGTATCAGTGGTTTCCATGCGGCCAGTTTGGCCGCGATTCTCGCTGGTTAGAAAAGGGCGACCCGTGAGGATCGCCCTCCCCGTTTAATGCAGGGTCTCTTGAGAGCCCGGTTTCGACCTAAGGCCAAGGTCTTCCGCCAGAAGCGTGGCGATCTCGTCGCCCCACAAACGGCGACACTCCTCGACCAACTCCCGCTTTTCGCTTTCGGAGGTCGGGAGGTTCATTACGCCGCCTCCGGGTCTCGACGGATCGCGGTGTAGGTGAACAGATCCGCCTGGGGCTGCTGGAGCATCGAAGGTGTCACCGGGAGCTTCTCATGGAAATAGATCTCCCGAGCTGCCTGTGATCCCCACGTCTGCCGAACCTCCGTCACCAAACGGATGCTCTCTCCGAAGGTGCGGGTGCCGTCTGGCAGATCGTTTGCCGCCTGCGGTGAGCCTCGCTTGCCCGAGAAGTGGGCATATAGGACATCGTAGCACTCGCGTTGGTAGAGAACGACACGCTGGCGCGCCGTCTCGTCCTTGATGCGAGACGAGTCGATCCCAAAAAGCCACCCGTTCAGCATCTCAATCTTGATGCAGAGGGTGGTTTGAGCACCGCCAAGACCGGAAGGCATATGCATGACACATATACCTTCAGACAAAACCGGGTCTCGTTTGACCCGCTGCTCCTGCCCTGACCAGTTGATGCCCATCGCCGAGACAATGGGTTTAAGGGCGACAAAAACACCGTCGTCCTGTTTGAACCCGTAGAGTTCATCTCCACGGAAGTTGACCGTAACAATCTCGCCCATGTAGGGCTCCTTGTTCTTCTGCCGCTCCAACGGCGGTGGAAAGCGGCGGCGGGATGGAAATGGCTTTCCACGGGCAAGTCCGTCCCGCCGCCCAGACCGGCTGTTGGAGCAGCCGGACACCCCCGAAGGGATTCTCGAAATCTAAACGCGGTAAATCAGGCGCAACGCGCTTTTGTCTGCATCGCGTCGGTTAAGTCGAAATAACCGCCTGCCCCACGTGTTCTAATCTTGTTCTCCACCTTGGCGGCTTCGTCGCTGAAATCCAGTGGAGTGGGCCTTAAAAGGCCTCTCCTCCCCGATGAAAGCGCATGCTGTGGATAAATACGGGGACAGCGCCTCTTCGTGGCTACAGTGCAGGCTCCAAGAGCCATGTGGATATGTGGGTAGGTTTTCGACGTCCGTTCCACCGGGCAGCCATCAACCATGCCTAAAAGCGATTGGACGCATGCGGGGTATAAGTCGCCCCTCCGCTCAGGATTGAATCGATGACAGACAGGGCCGCTGTGTCGTGCCAGTCGTTATCCGTGTCCGTGATCGGCGGGATCAGACGTTTGGCGACCCGCGCCTTAACCCTCAGCCCCTCCAGGCTGGAGCACTGCGCCACGACAATCCGCTCTTCGATAGCGTTCAAGGCGTGGTAGGCCGCGTCGTATTCATCATCCGCCGCCGTCAGGCCGATGCGCTCGGCATGAATCCTCAGCGCCGTATTGTGCCGCTCATAAGCGCGCTCGAAACGCTCCGCCCACTTGAGGCGTCCCGGCATGTGTTCCGGCTGCGCGCGCCATTCGCGAGCGCGGCGGCAGATCAGCAGCACACCCTCCCAAGGGATCGTCGTCCCCACCCCGCCATTGCGGCCAATGCCGCGCTCACAATCCTCCGCGGTTGCGCGGAGACGCGGCACCTTGGGCTTCGTTCTTTCGTACTCAGCCAGAAGGCGATCAGCGAGTTCGGCAGCGGTTGCACGCCGCTCAACGGCGATCTCCCACTGGCGGCCCAGCTCCAAAAGCTCCCTATCAGCCGAAACGTTCGCGACGGTAACTGCCGGGGCGGCGGCGATCGCAACGGCAGCGGTCGTGCCGAAGAAGGTTCGACGATTCAGCATCACGCCATCTCCATCGCAGGAGACGGGCGCTTCGGTGCGGGCTGGTTGATGATCGGGGCGGCGCCGCGTCCGCCAAAGAACGGGGCGAGCAAACCCAGGGGCTCAGTTGCAGGCACCCACGTTGGGTTACGCCGCGCAGGCGTGGTAAAGGCTTGTTCAGCCATGACCTGTCTCCTCAGAAGACGGTTGGGGTTAGGGCCGGAGTGGAAGTTGGCGCTTCCCTTCGGTCCGACTTTTATGATATCCGGATATCATGAAGTCAACAGCGGATATCAAAAAATCACGCGGGCGCCCGGCAACAGGGCGCGGACACCCCGTTCTAGTTCGCCTTTCAGACGAGCAGCTAGCTTCTGTGGATGCCTTCCGCGATCGCGAAGATGACAGACCAACACGCCCTGAAGCTGTTCGGCGACTGGTTGAGAAGGGCCTTAAGGCCGAGCAATCTTGATCAATGGGTGACAGGCGGAATCATTCACGTCCGTGCAAACGATATCGACCACGACACCTAATTCGCCTTTCGCGTCGCCCGCAGCGCAGGACACACGACGCACACCGCTCTTCTCGGACGGCATCTCGTAGACACGCCAAGGCACCTGTAGCTGAGAGCTCTTGGACACCAAGCCCTGCTTCTCCGCCTCCAGCATCGCTAAGCCACACGCCATAACGGCATCGGCGCGAGACTCGGCTGGGGACTTAACAGGAACCGATGGCGCCTCCGCCTGCCCGCACCCCGCGACGATTCCCACCGCCGCCAGCACCACCAACCGTTTCATGACCAAGCCCTCCGCTGAACGGGGAGGCTATTCTTCGCCGCCCTCGACCTGCAAGCCCCAGTCCTCAGCCATGCGATGGAACTTGGCGAGCGCTTCTGCTTCGGCCAGCGCGGGATCGGCGGGCTTGAGCATGGTATCGACGTAGTGCTGTGGCGACTGTAGCCGCTCTTCGCGAGCGAACCGCTCTCCCCACCAGCCGGTGAATAGGAACGCCTCCATTGCAGCGTCTAGGCGCTGGGAAAGCCGGAAGGGAGTCAGGCCCCAGAACTCGGCCTCCTTCAGCCCCGACCTTAACGCTGCCCGAAGATGCGCCCCCACCACGTCTTGGGGGGGCTCGGCTGAGGGTTTTCGGCGCCGTCCGAGGCAGGCCTCCCGCTCGGGCCGTACTGCGCCAACTCCCAAGCCTTCCAACAGGCCTTAAGGCACTCGGCCATGGGGTATTCGGCCATGGGCGCGGCCATCACGTCTGCGGCTTGGACCTGGCCGGCGCTCATGATCTCGAGAGCCTCGGCCATAGCCAGAGACGCCCCCGGCTTGCCTTTCTGCATGGCCTTGAACTGTTCCAGCAGCCAGTCATGGCCTTTGGCGTCGAGGGCGGCGTAGGTCAGTTGCAGCGGAACCGCCCGCCCATCTGGCAAGGGCAGGCGGACGATTCCGAGGCGTTCATCGGTCGGCTGCATCAGGCGCCCTGATTATCGCGAACCGGGGCGGCCATGGGCTCCAGCGTGCCGGAGTACGTCACCTTGCCGTCAACGGGGGCCGACAGGGTCAGGTTCGGCACGGCGTTGAAGCTGATCTGCTTGGCTTGGGCGCCAGAGCCGAAGGTAATGCGGAACGGCAGCGGCGTGTTGGTCGCCATGGCCGCGAACATCGCTTCCTGCTCAGTGTCGCCCTGTTCGTAGTGCATCGAGAAGGTGTAGGGCGACGGCTCGCGCGGGCCGGAGATGTATTCTCGAGTGCCCGCGACCGTATCGAAGTCGGTGGCGTCGATCTTATTCGGCGAGAAGCCGCCGCCGTCGAGGCTAAAGACGCCCGAGATGTTCTCGTAGGTCAGGGTTCCGCTGCCGGAGCCCAGCAGCAGGTGCATGAAGCCTTGGGCCAAAACAGCCATGGCGCTCTCCTATGATGCAGGCATGGAAAAGGCCGCGCACAGCCTGCCCTGGGCGCGTTGGGGATGGACTCCAAAGCCAGCGTTCTGCGAAGATCGCGCCGGATCGGGAGGGTTCAGATGTCAAACGGTGGAAAGAAGATCGTCGACGCTCGTGCCGACGCGAAGGGGAACATCGAGGCGGTTCGCTTCGAAGGGAATGTGAACTTCACCAGCCAGAAGAAGGCCATTGAGATGGCGAAGGCTGGCAAGGTCGATAACGCTCATGCCGTGCAGCCAAAGGGACGCGAAGCCTATCTGCGCTCCAATCCGGACGACAAGAAGGGCAACAACCTCGACGACATGGCGGGCGATACCTAAGCGAACTCGGCCCGCAACTGCAGGATAACCCCAGCGGCCAGATCATCCAGATTGCGGTACAGGGTCGCCACCTTGGGCGAGCCATCGGCAGACCGCTCGTGGATAACGGCCACACGGATCTGGTCGTCCAGCACGACGTACTCGTGGGTCTGCATAGCGTCCTCCATTGTCAGTCTCGGACGAGGTCCAATCGGATCGTGACGCGGCGGCCGGTGTAGGCCTCGTCCGAGGTCGGGGCCTGGACTGGGCCGGTGACGCGGGCCACGTCGCATTTGCCGCTTGTGACGACGAGGTCGCCGGGGCGGTTGTGGAAGAGGTCGCGGACCTGGCGCATCAAAGCGTCGAGCCCAGCCGCTGAGCCGGTCCGGCGCTGATACCCGCGCACGTCCTGCACGATCAGTCGGCCGGTCTCGGTGAAGGTCTCCATCGCCACGTCAGAGGTCGGCACGGCGATGATGAGGAACGGCTTTGACGGCTTCGGCTCCTGGTCGAGGAAGTCGTCCGGCGCCGTCTCGTTGAAGATGGCCGGTGCGTTGTTCCAGGTGGCCAGAGACGGAGCGACGGAGGCCAGGCGGGCGAAGATCGTGGCGGTGGAGTTCAATCGCTTGCTCCCGCGACAAAGGCGTCCCGCAGGTCGTCGGTATGGTCGGTGGCCAGCAGGCCGAGGAAGGGGCGCGGGGCGATCCGCTCGGTCCCGACCTCCAAGGCGTGCGCATATTCTGTGTTCGCCACCACTCGGCCGACGATGTCGTCGCCATCCCTGCGGACCTGCGTGTCGGCTTGGGTGGCGTTGCGCAGGCGTCCGGTGTCGACGGCGGGCGGCTCGCCGGGGGCCGAGGCTTGGTGCTTCCCGTAGATGCGGCCGGAGCCGGGGCGCGATAGGTTGGCCTTGGTGATCGCTTCCCCCGCCAGAGCGGCGCGCTGGATGCCCGCAACGGCCTTCTCTTCAACGATGCGCTCCAGGGCGGCGAGGTTGA